CCGTAGCGCGGCGCTCGCATCTGCAATGCCCGCCCCGTTATACCGCCAGCCGTTTTATAGTCAATGTTCCACTCGAAAAAGTCCTGAAAATTCTCCTCCCACACCTGCCAGAATCCCGGCCCCGCGTCGTATCCAAGTGGATTCCAGCCCCAGTAGTAGGACTCATTTTGGAACCCGCTCGGATTGTCGAAACGATATACACGCTGCATGTGCTTGAAGGTGCGCGATGAGTCTGTAGTTTTCATGCGCATCCACGTTGAAACGGTATCGCCAGCAATCGGCCCGTACTGAACCGGCGCGTTGTGCCGCTGTTCGGCGGTCCACGTATGCGCCCGCTGGTGGATGTTCAGCGTGTCGAATAGATTGCTCCGAGGATTCGCGTTCAGTGAATCGGAGATACGCCGCGCAAGCCGCGCACCAATCGACATTTCAACGTTTAAGGAATCCTTAAGAGTTGCCGCTGTGATACCCGTCCCCGCCGCAACCGAATCCGGATCGCGCCCCACACGCACACGCCCCTGCGCGTCGCGCCGAATCTGGAAAGCGTCGGAGAAGGCAAGAGAACCGTATATCTGCAACGAATCGCTTTGCGCGTGTGCGAACAAAGCCGGAATGAGAACGAGCGCCGATGTGTAGCTGTTCGCTACTATCAAAGATTCAAGCGTTGACGTTGCCGCGTTGGGTACTCCAACGGTCCGCTCCGCCGACAATATCATTCCCGTAGCATCAGTCACGCGGACGTTAATGTATGCAGAGTCCGTCCCAACGGTGCGCGGTGCGGTGAACGTCGCAACGCCGGATGTATTCGTCCGATACTCTCGCGTCGTGTTTGCATACAACGAACCGCTCCTATCCGCCCGCGTAACAATCACCTTCGCGCCGATTGCCGGTGTTTTACCGTCGAGCAACTTCACCGTTGCCGTGATCGTGCAATAGTCCTGCGCGCCAGCAGTAGCGAGCGCAAGGAAAAAGACAAGTAGGTATTTATACATTATTCCGCCTCCTGATATTCAAGTCCCTGTGCGCGCATGAGTACCTTCATGTTGACGGTCATCTCCGTGAGCTTCCCCGTCGTGATGCGCTCCAATGCCGTCACTCTTGCGTCGATTGTGTTCTGCTTCTGCTCGATGTACTCAACGCGCTGCATCGTTGCGCCTGTTATTTGTGCCGCCCCGAGAAGGCCCGTAATGATGGAAATAACAATCACCGCGACGGCGATCCACATTTTCCGCTCGTTGATTGTAACCATACGGCGGTCAAGATTGTCTTTTTCGGTTGCTTCCATCGTGCCCTCTGTTTACGAGATTCGTTGAGTATTTTTGCTCAATAGCCCTGTGTGAGTTTGCGCGGGAGCGTGAAACCGATCCCGCGTGTGATTGCATATAGCGCGACAAATGCCGGTGGAAAGTACCAATCGACAAACGGCCAATACAGCCCCATGATGATACACGCCGCAAGCTGGCCCCAATTCCTCGCGACTTGCGCCCCATGACGGGCCGCGTGTCCTGCGCGAGTACGCCGACCGTGAGCAGGAGAAAAAGAGCAATGTATCTCATGTTAGTACACCCTCCCCGGAATCTTTTCGCGGACCCATAGCGTCACCTTGATACGATGATCCGCACGCACACCGCGATGCGAAAGTCTCACGCCAAGTATCTGCGGGATTTTCCAGTAAAACGAATCGTGATATGTGCCGGATGTCGCGTTCAGTGTTGCGTAAAACAGGCGAATGATCGGCGCGCCGGTCCCGTTGAATGTCGCGTCCGATCTCGGGTGATACGAGAACCAGAAATCACTCCCCGCCGGAATTGAGTCAAGTCCGTTCGTAATTATCACCGTATCGCGTCTGCGCAGGAAAGCGGTTGTATCGAATGAGTGTGTGATCTCTACGGCATCAATGAGGAACGTCCGCACCGCGTGCCCTGACGTGTATGGCATATAAGTACCAGACGAACCAGCGCCGAGTCCGCCGGATATATCAAGACCAAAGAGTCTTATTCCCGCCGTGTCTGTGTCGATAGTCCATGACGCATGACCGTAGTACGCAATCGGAGATGCACCGATACGGCGCAGGGAATCATACGGTGGTAGAGCATTGCGCGGGTTCGCGTCGAGCGAATCCGACAAAGCCAGCCAGCGTAGCGCAATGGAATCCGCGATTTGTGGCGCGATCTGTTTCCGCACGGCTATCGAGTCGGAGAGGAATGTCAGATTAGAATCCCGCACCGTTCGCAGCCCGTAGCCGGATCGAATCGTTATTCTCTGCGCGTATGCAGAGGATACCAGAACCAGCGCGCTAATTGCGGCGAGGGTATACGCTTTCACGCGCCGGTTCATAGTATCACCACCGTGAGAGAGATAGGCGCACCGTGCCATATCCGGGCTTTCGTTTGTGTGCCGTCAATGTCTCTGTTTATTTTTTCGAGGAACACGTCTTGACTCGTATTTGTGTTGTATGCCTGAATGAGATAATTGCGCGTGAGCAATAAATGTTCGCAGTCCACATAGTACGAATCTCCGTCTGCCGTCCAGTCGCCGGGAGATGTGCCCGCCGTGAACTCAAAGTACAGTGGCGGACGCGACGAATCGGATGAAATGAACACGGACCGCGTACCACCGCGCAGGCGGCGAGCGCCCATGTCGGTGACTGTGACGTATCCCTGTGTGCGCTTTGAATCCCTCACAGCGAAACCGCCTTGCGCGTTTTGAGATTCAGCGTCGCCTTGCGGATTCTGCGCGAGGCATCATCCTTGTCCTCAAATTCATAGGACGGATCATCGCGCATGTTGACATAGTTGGTGTTGTTGTTCGTGTCGAATTGGTTCCACCCGTCAATAGTTGCCGCCGTTGCAACATCCGCGTTGTATATTCTCCGCAGCGGAGCGCATACCCATTTTTGCAATGCGATGAAATTCGACGTGCCCGCCGCTGTGTCTCTCGGATTCAACCCAACGCTTGACACCTGAATATCGACGTGCAAGCGCGGTGTCATTATCTGACACTCCGGCGCGTCGGATGTCATAGATGGTTCCTCGGCTGCCGCCGTTTCGCTTGTCGGCATGAGGGTACAGCGTACCACATTGCACGCGAGAGTTACGCCTGTGAACGTCGATCCGCCGTCTGTTGAATAGGTGAATGTTATATTTCTACTCATGCGAAAATCTCCAACTCGAATTTCTGTGTATCGGTTTTCCAATCTTCCGAATACGATACAATTGTCCAATCAGCCGCCACGCCCGCTATCGTGAGGGAAACAATGTCGCCCGGATAGTACACAGTGTCCGCAATCGGCTTGCCTTTTAACGACAGCGATTTTCCACGCGAACGGAAAACGGATATATCCGTCGATCCCATCTTGTCCGACCAGTACAAATGCGCCACAGCCATGCCGGGAACTTCCACCCAAGCATTGTACGGCTGTGCCGGATCGGGATACATGACCTCGTTTGGTGTCCCGTAGTATGCGCCAGTTTGATATGATCCGTGCGGTTCAACGTATGCAGAGCTACCAGCACCAACGCCGTTCACGCGCGGGCGAATAGCACATACGCTGTTCATTTCCGCAACCGTCAAAGCGTCGCCGGGATTCACGCCGCGTGTGCCTGTCGGGGTGTCGATAGATACAAATAGCGCGGTTTGCGTATCCTCTCCGATTTCCAAAATCGAAAGCGGCGACTGGTACTTGTGTCCTTCCTGCACTCTCACATTGTTGCACGATGAAAACAGGCAATTCACGTTGACCGATTTCGATGAAGTGTTCCCGCGCTTCACGTCCGAACCGCTCGGCACCGTCACCTGCACGCCATTGATTGCTCTTGCGTACGGTTTCAGTTGCGCGTTTTTGGACCATAGATCATTGGACCGCGAGAGGGATGCGGTAGAACGCCCGACCTCAACAAGCGTGAGAACGCGCGCACCGCTGGAATTGAGACGTATCGAGGCAACAAGGCCGAGCGAAGTACACAAGTTTTTCAGCACTTCAAGCGGGGACTGGAACTGAAAAAATGAATAGTGCTTCACCGATTCGGAATCAAGTTCCGTGAAGAACCCACCCTGCTTATACACGCCGGATGCAAACAGGCCGGATGGGATGTATACATTGTCAAGCGTTGTCCAACTTACGCCGCTCCCGTTGTTGTATCCATACAGCGTGGAATGGTACGCGCCCGCCGTGGATTCGTTTACGTCTGTTCCGAGGCCGAGATAGTTTGCGAATGACTGGAGAAGCTCTTTGATGCGGAACCAGCGGAACGTCGAATCATCAAGCGATATTTTCCTGTCGATACCGTCCAACGCACCTATCTCATGGTACACAAGCGATGCGATTTGATACCGCCCCGCCGCAATAAAGTTGCTCCCGATGAAGCCGATATACAACGCGGTCGCCTTGTAATCATAGTCAATGTGGAGTAGTTCGTCCGAATACCACTGCGATACGGTCCTTTGCTCTAATTGCGTGATACTGTCAACGACATCAAATTTATACGTCCATGTGTCCTCATCATCAAAGTCCCCGTATATCACTTCCAGCGAATCCCACGCGATGACACCCCAGAACCGCGCTACATACGCACCGCCGGATGTTGACTTGCGCGATATTCGGATGTGTATATCCGTTGTGCTTTTGTCCACTGCGAGAATATCACTCACACGAATACCGCCCGCCATTTCCCTGTTGTGCGCCTGAAACGTGATCGCTCCAACGCTTTGCTGCCCCGCGTCCGGCGGCCCCGCGATCTCCATGCCGCCGAATTGAAACGGGCTTTCAAGCGCCGTAGGTGATCCGAACGTGGGAGCCGTGAGCGGCCACGATGTGACGGTCTGTGCCTCTAACTCGATCTTCCAATACGCGCCCGCCGACTTCCCGCAAGTGGGAATCCCGCCGCTCTCGAAAACATACGCCGCCATTTAGAACGTCCTCGCGCCGCGCCGATATGTATCGCGTGAAGAGACGGACCGGAATCCGCTTTCGTCGATCCGCGCCGTTACGTCGAATGCACCGGCGCGCTGCTGGCGAATTGTCTGCGAGGGTGATTCAGCTTTCCCGCGCCCGACAAGCGCCATCTCTCCGCGCTGGATTCCCTCGTTGAATGTGCGCGGGATAACAGATTCACCGCGATGCACCATTGCTAATTGGTCGTGAGGGACATTCGTAGTACCAACTGCGAGCGAATTGATATACCCGCGTCCAGCTTCAAGAGCTATGATCGCAGCCGCAAGCAGTGGCGCATCTTTTATTGCGGATATTCCCGCCGTGAGGATTGCGCTCACACTCGCGAAAGCGGAACCGGCAAGGATAGCGCCTTCCACGAACGTAATGAACATATTCCCCATCTGCTTGAGTACACCCGTAAGCGCATCACCGCCGCCGCTGAACGCAGACGTGAACAGGTCCGCAACGCTGCCAATCGTGAGGCCGAGAGAGCCGTAGCCAACGATCAGACGATTAACGATTGTATCCTGTTCCTCCAAACTGTCGACAAGCTGCGCACCGCCAACATCCTGCATTTGTGCGGCCGTTATATCCACCGCATCTGCAAAGCCCGTCCACTCGTTGTGTAGTTTCGCAATACCGATGCGTGCCTTATCGAATGCCTCATTTTCGAGTTCAAGCGGGGACTTACCACTTGTCCGTGTTTGCGTGCGTGCCTGCGTGCCGGTGATTTTTTCTATCTTTTTCTGTGTCGCCTCGATCTGTTTTTCGTAGCTCAACCACTCCGTGCGGTCCGTCGCTTTTTTCTGTGCTTCCTTGAACCCAGCTATCTGCGCTTCAAGTTCTTCTAATGTTGTTTTCGCCTCTTCGCCCTTCGGTGCCGCCGCTGCTGCCTGCAATGCCGCGTTTAGAGCATTGATCGCATTGCGGCCTTTCAGGTACACGTCAACGACTTGGCTCCCCTCGTCGCGCAACTTCTGGAATGACGCAACGGCCCCCGGAGTAAAGCTGATCTGCTTCCGTAGTTCCTCGTTGACCTTCGCCTGCTCCTCCGCGAGCTTGCGTTCCTCTTCTTCCAGCCCTTCCGTCGCATCGAAAAACTGCCCGATGCCGCTTGTGTACTGAACGATGAATGATGTACCTTCAACAAGTTTCTCGCCAGCGATCCCTAGCGCGTTTGTAACCTTGTCCCACCTCGCCGACATCGTATCGTTTATGATCGCCGCTTGTTCGTTCGCCTTGTTCGTACCGGTGATAGCAGTAGTCAGACCTTTAAGCGCCGATGCCTGACCGTCCGCAGCGTCCGCACCCTTCAACATGATCCCAGCCGCCGCCGCGTTCTCTGTCCCGAAAAGCTGCATCAATGTTGCCAGACGTTCCGCTTCCGAAAGCCCTTCCATCTTATCGCCGAGCAATTCCAACGCCGCATTGAGGCCCTGCGTTGTGAGTACCTTACCGAGTTGCTCCGTGCTCGTACCAAGTTCCGCAAGCGCCTGTGCTCCGGGTCCGCTCTGTTTCACAAGCAACCCGATCACGTTGCGCAGTGCAACACCGGCCTCCGATCCCACCTTGCCGCCAGCGGCCAACACTTGCAGGGCCGCGTTCGTTTCCTCAAAAGATATATTTGCCGCCGATGCCGCAACGCCTGCCTGTTTTATCGCGTCCGCGATTTGCGGGATTTCAGCCGCTCCCGCCTGTGCGCCCGCCGCGAGCACATTCATCATCCGGGCCGCTTCGCTTGCCGCGTAGATCGGGTTAGACACGTCAACGCCGAACTGCAACATGGACGTTGTGAGCGCATCCATTGCCGCCGGTGCGTCAATGCCGCCCGCGATTGCAAGCGTGTTGATGTTACGCCCCATCATCTCCATTGCTTCGGCGCTCTTGCCGAACTCCGGCCCCAACCTTGATAGCACGCCCTTAAACGATTCGATCTGATCCGTCACCGGTCCGCCGAACTCCAGCGAAAGGGATGTAGCGGCAGACGATAGATCGTCCAGCCCTTCGCCCGCTATGCCCGTAATAGCAGAGAGTTCCGCGAGTCCACGGTCACGGGAGAGGAACGCTTGCACGGAATTCGTAGCGAAGTCAAGAGCAATGGCAGTTGCGCCAGCGGCAAGCCCGAACTTCGTAAGGTCGGGGAGCGCGGACTTAAATCCCGCGCCGATCCCCTCTGCCTTCGCCTTATGGTCCTTCAGCTTGTCAAGCTGCTTGTTTACCGCGGCAAGTTCCTTCTCGAACTTATCCGCGTTCGCGGTAATTAAGAGTTCGAGTTCGGTCGTGCTTTTGTCAGCCATTATCCACCTTCATTGCATTGAATCGCATGAGGATATATACATCGAACTCGCACCGCGTCATGTCCATGAACGCCTGAAAATCCGAAGCGGAAGAACACTGTGCGGCAATACGCCGTACACCGTCGATCCATGTCGGATTGTCTATCACGTCCAGCTCCTCTGCGAACCACTGCGCTTTGTGTTCAAAATCCAGAAGCTCATGCGCTAGCTCTTGGATGTCGGGGTCGCGGTCGTAAAAAAATCGGATAGCGCCTGTACACAGTCCGCTGAATGTGCGTCGTTGAAATCAACATCGCCCGCGCCAACCAGAAACGAGCGCATGATTGCGTTCTGTTTCTCGTATTCGTCGGAGTATTCAACGGCTATCGTTTTACGTACCGCGATGATGTTTCGATTGGAAGGGAAAACGAAACTGAATTCTTTCTCACCGTCCGCGAATCTGATCTTTGTATCCATTGTGCCCTCGCATTGTGTATAGGTAGGGGCAGGAGTTCCCCGCCCCCGCTGTTAGATATTTCCTGTCGCCCACATCTCACCGATGCCGATGGTGAGTGTGCCGGTTCCAATTGCTGTGGGAAGCGTGACGCTGATCGTCGCGTTGTTTTTGATCGTGCTGATCTTCACGCCTTCAAACTGGCCTTTCTCGCCGATCTTGTACGAGTACTTCGGCGAGATTTTGCACACTGCAAAAGCGTGTGCTTCCACCTGCGTACCCGCCGCGTCAAGCTGGCCCTGAACTGCAAGCTGGTAGAACTTGCCGATTGTGTTGTCGAAAAGCTGGCGTGTGTTCGTGTCGCGCTGCAGGAGAGTCGTTGTGACTTCATACGTCTTCACCGTCTCCTCGTTCACCACATCCGCGCCCGTATCGTCCATCTCCGTATAGGAGTCGGTCTGTACGTCAATGCCCGTGCCTTTCGAGATGCCGAGACACGTCCAGATCGTACCATCTCCACCCGTGAGCGGAGTCCCGTCCTTGTCGCATTCCTTCACGTACAGGGTCTGTGTACCCTGCTTCGTGAACCGTTTGATTGCTCCAGCATTTGCGCTGGTTCCGATTGGCATTGTATAATCCTCCTTAATAGTTCGGTGTGTAAAGCGTATGTCCGTTTCGGTCAATTACGTCCATACCGATTTTGACCTCGCTTAAATGCCACGGGATTACGCATGGGTCCATCCATACTTTATACCCAAAATGGCGGACCATGTCGGAAAAGTACGAATCCTCGCCGTGCCGGTATGCACCAGAGCCGCCTACGTGAAAATCGAACTTGAATGCTGGCTGACCGATTGCGCGCAGCACTTCTGTTCGTACAAGCAAGCACCCACCGCCGACACCGTGAACCGGGATAAGTTCATCGCGTTCGGCGTACTCGCGTATTTCCGTGCGTGCAATGTGCATACCGCTGCGCGAAGCAACGCACACAAATTCACGCCCGTCCTCTTCCGATACACGCTTGAAGTACGTCCCGCTCACAACGTCAACATTCCGCGAAAGCAGAGCGTTAATGTCATCGAGCGACACGGACATATCGGCATCGAATTGGAACATGTGCGTAAATTCGTGTTCATGAGCTGCGGCGGTAAGGGCGAAGCGTGAGCGCGCAAGGTCTATCTGTGCATCCTCTTGTACGTGTATTGCCAACCGTCCCGTTCGGATCAAATCGGCCCCTTCTGAGCATAGGTTGCCAAAAGATAGCATGTGCGTAGTACTCACGCCCCGCGAATTATGCACGCACGCAGCCAGCACACGCGCATTGTCGAAGTTACTCTGCATCGTCGGCCTTCTTCTTCGGTTCGGGAATCACTTCCATACAACCGGGCCAGCGTTTTGTGTGCGCTTCGTACTCCGCTTGCGTCACTTCGACAACATCGCCTTTCTTGTGTAGTTCGCTTCCGCGAATCCACGGCCCTTGAATGAGCTTCACCCTCATGCGTAATCCCTCGTAATGTGTGTATCCGCGTTAATATGAAACCGCGCTGTACCAAGCGCCTCTTCTTCGATGCGCTCCCAGCCGGTCAATTCAAATACGTGTAGATTCGTTGACGCGATCCACGATAGCACGGTTTCGCGTGAAGCACGCGCCGTACTGCTTGCGTTCGCGCCGTTGCTGTATATCTCAAACCGCAAAGTATAGCGCCCTTCCAGAACCCCGCCGTTGTCGCATGGATCAAACTCGGCATCCACCTCGTTTACACATACAACATTCGACGCGGAAGCGTTGACGTTCAGGTACTCTTCAACGCTCCCCTCGAACACGGTCAGCCCGCGCCCGCCAAGCTCCGCGATGATTCCGTCAATGTTCACCGCCATGCGTACACCTGCGGTTTATAGTCTTGCACTGTAGCCGCATCGTCCGCTGTCCCGCTGTAATTGATCCGCAACTGCTCCAGCCCGTTATAGTACGCCGTTGATGCGTCTTGATACAACCGCGCAACGAGCGTGTCCGCGTTCGATGCGTAGGGCGCAAGCAAGAGCATCACGGCTTTGTGCATAACGAGCGGGTCAGCCGCCGTGTCCGACAAGTACGGGGAATAACTCACCGCGTCCGCTGTCGTGAGTATGTACCTGTACCGCAGGAACACGGTAGAAAACACCTTGCTGTATATCGCCTTTTCTACGCATTGCATAACAACAGGAGCGCCAGATATGTCGCGGACATCCATCCACGTCACGCCATCGTTTGTTCCCTGCAATGCGAAAGATGCCGATACACTATCGGTGCGGAAATCTACAACAAATCGCTGCTCGTTGAGCGCATAGAGTTCATCGCTTGTATAGTCCGCTGTTTTGCTCGATGCTGCATAAGAGCCGAGCGAGTCGAACATGCGCGGGACATATATGCGCGACAAGTCAATACCGCGCTGGCGTAGATCGTTTGCAACCTCCACGCCCGCAGCGTTCAGCTTGGAGTTGAGGAATGAGGCGGGATCATTCCCGCCCCAACGGGTCACATCATAAAATGTAACCAACTCCTCATATCGAACGTGGTTCGCAAACATCGGACTAGCGGCTCTTGAATTTCTTCACGAACCACGTCTGTTTATCCGCGCCCGCCGTTGCGTATGTCTCGGTGCCTACAACAACGAGACGCGCCTTAATTCGCAGGGACTTGATGCCTAGGTGGTTCGGCTTTATCGCGGCAACGATATTGTGCCACGGGACGGTGAAAATCCCCGCAGCGGTCAACTGTACGGCACCGCCTACAACAGCAGTGACAGATGCCGTAGCGGTATCGGTAGTTTTGTGTGTCGTGATAACTTCGACAAGCGGCGCAATATGTGCGCTATCGGTAACGCTGCCCTGAATCTGGATCGAGTCAACGTCCACCATATCGACGGTGCCGATTGTGTACACGGAATCGGTATTCAGAAATCCGACAAGCAGTGAGAACGTAGCGCCCGTGTTTGACGTGAGATTACCCTGCGCGAAAGCCGCGAAAGGCATCAGGACAAGAGCGAGGATGAGATACTTTTTCATGCTATCCTCCTCACGCGTTCGACTTGATACAAACGATGCCGATCTCCTTGTTGTCCACGCCCGTGCGCTTCGCCCAATTCGCGGCTGTTGCGATCTCCGCATCCGTCGCACCGGCAATACCGCTCGGCGCTGTCGTGTTCCACGTCACGCCGGGGATGTGTACAGCGGAGGCGCAGCGATAGCCCGTCACGTCCGTACCAGCGGCAAGACGGTTGTCGTAGTACGCAACAAACTTCGGGGCCATCTGGTATGCGAGAAGAATCGCACCCGGACGGACGAGGTATGTGTCGTACACGTTCGTTGCGTTGTATAGACGGTCATTCAGGATGACGTTCATACCGCCGTAGCGTCCGGCGTAGGTCATGCCGCTCGTCTGGAACTCGCGAATCAGATTCGGGTCCGCAGCGTTCGCGTTTACGAGCGCCTGAAGCTCCGAGTTGTAAAACACGGCGGAGTGCATAAACAGGAATCCGAATCCAGCGCCGAACTCGCCCATCTTTGCGCGGGCCTGCGAGATGTTCTGCGGGGCAATCGGCGAGCCGGTAGCGTCAACGATGTGCGTTGATTCCAGCGCACCGCCGCTCTTGAACATCGCGCCAAGCAATCCGACGATCTGGTTCTCCGTCGAAAGGTTGTAGTCGTGTACGATCATGCGCGCAACATCCGGGGCCGAAGTTTTGTCTCCGGACGAAAGAGCCGCGAAGTCCTCGATACCGACATCCTTGTACCGGCGATAGATTACGCCTGTCTCGTTGTTTCCGCTCCAGTTGTCGATAGTGGTGTCTGTTGCCGCAACTGGTGCGCGCCAGCCGGACGTCGTGAAGAAGTTTCGATACCGCGCCGTGAACGTGGTTCCCTGCGGGATAAAAGCCGGATTCGTGTCTTTCTGGACCGCGCCGCTGTTTACAAGCGTGAGCGTTTCGTCGAGAAAGGCATTGACATACGGCTGTACCAGCGTCACAACCTCGGTATAGTTGGTTGACGTAGTGCCTGCCATTGTGTAACCTCCTGAAAAAGTGAAATGCCGTTGAACAACCCTCGCCTATCGGTTGCTCCACGGCATCCACCTATGGAGGCGCGCACATCCATGCGCATCGTATGCAATTGTCCCGAATATACGGGACTATTTCGATAAAGTCAATAGCTGGCGAAATTATTTCTTCGCCGCATGCTCCTGCTGGATCAACTTTGTGAAAGCGTCCGCGCCGTTTGTGTTGATGTATGCAAGCTGTTCCTCACGCGACATCTGCGATGGGAGTTTCGCGCCGCCTTTCGGCTTTGTCGGCTTGCCGTTGTGCATATCCGGCGTTCCGTCCTCTTTCTCGATCAGCTTCTCGATCTTGCGCAAGCTGGCCGTGTCGAAGTCTTTGTATTCGTCGCGCAAGTCCTCGGGGAACTTTTCGAGGATCGCTTTCTTTGCCGCTTCGTCCGCTGCCTTGCGCTCGGATTCGTACTCTGCGATCTTCTTTTCGCGTGACTCGATCTCCGATTTGTACTGATCGTCTTTCAGCTTCAACGCCGCTTCGTAGTTCTTCTGATCTTCCAGCGCCTTCCGCTCCCGCTCTTTCGCCGCGTCGCGGTCCTTTATGTTCTCTTCGAACTTGGCTTTGTATTCGTCGCGGTCCTTTGCCGCCTTGTCAAGTTCGGACTTCAACTTCTCCGCTTCTTTCGCGGCCTTCGCCATTTCCGCGATCTGTTCTGGTGTGTAGTCACTCATTTGTCACCCCTCGCCTTTGTGGATTTTTCGAGTGCTTCGATTTTCGCCTGTATGATTTCCAGCTTTTTGTACAGCGGCGCAAGCTGCATTTTCAGAATCAGCATAAGCTGTTCCGGGTCAACGCCGTAAAAGGTCGGTGTGTCACTCATCATTGCCCTCGCTTGGGTTAGTGGTTAAACAGTCGTTTAGTTCCATTGATGTTATTTCCGATACCTTTGCAGCCGCGAATGGATCGCCGAAAAACACGTAGCGCATCCGATACGTTCCGTCTGCATTGCGTAGCGTGTACGAGACTACGCATGTGATATACTCTTCCGCAATTATCGCTTCCGCGATTTCGCGCCGTGCAGCGTCGCCCTGCTTTTCTTCGATCATACCGGCCTCAATGTGCATAGACAATTCGAGCCGCATATTGTGGCCCCTGTTTTCGGCTTGCCGATGTCGGCCCATTCGTCATTGGTTCGCGGTTCGTACTGCGAACGTGCAACGCAGTCCGGGCACGGTTCGGCGCTTTCGGTTACCCAACGGAGTTTTTTGCCCTTCGGAACAAGGCGCGTCACCTCGCGGTCCATCGCCTCCGCATACGCCCTTCCCACCGATCCGGTCAACGCCTTTTCAACGGCCTTGCGAAACGTCCCGATTGCGCCCTGCGCTACGCTGGAATCGCCGCCGAATATCAAAGCCCGCAGGCCGCCCGGCGATAGTCTCAATCCCTGCGACCGGATGAAACCATCAAGCTCCATTTGCAACTTGTTCGCAGCGGTCACAAGCTCGATCGCCGTCTCTTGCGTCACAGCGAAAAGGATGTCATCAATAAGCTCTTCCGAGATAGGATCAGGCACCGCGCATTATCCTCTGCCACTCGCCCGCAACGAGCCGCTTGAACTCTTTGCGGATGCGCGTTCTGGCGTTTTTGTAGATTGCCCAATGATGCCGACGCGGGATTTTCCCTGCGCCCTTGTCGTGTATATCCGATATGCTGCGCCCACTCCACACGGATTCGCCGCGTGAACGCGGAAGCCGCACTTGCCCGTAGTCCTTCCCGGCGTATACTGTCGGAGCCATAAGCACGCCCATGTCGATAAGCGGTGAGCTAGGCGACTTGGATTTCTTGCTGGTTTTGGATTTCCCTAATCCCGAAATTCCCTGCTTGTTTCGCTGCACCCGCGTTGTTTTGTGGAGTCCGGCCTTGCGCGCAATCGTTGCCGGTTTTAACGGGGTCCACTTCTCGCCGTCCGGTCCCTCGCCGCGCTCGAAACCCTTTGCGCGTTCCTCACGGACGATTGATGCGAAAGCGTGGAAATGCTCTTGTTTCAATTTCGACTTTGCCAGCTTGTTGAACATCCGCTGAACTTCTGCGAGACTAGACAAGCTCACCTCCTATTTCTGTTCCAAGTTTCACCGCCTTTTCCAACGTCGAGAGTTTCAAGAGCAACAACGCCAAGCCCTTTTGCACAAGTTCGTTGCGTATATCAAGGTCTGAACTCGTTGTGTACTGTGCAATCTGTTCATCAATCGCCTGAACAATTTCATCCGGCAATGCCGCCAGTACACTCCGCTCCGCTTTCGTCAATGCGAACGTCGAAAGGTCCGCGCCGCGCATCGTGTCCTGCAACTCGCGCACGGCGAGTACAAAGGTTTGATATTCCGCGTCTGTAATCACCTGCGGTAATCACTCCACGCATTGAGGAACGGAACTGCGATTCCCGGCCCGACATAAAACGGCGCGTGCCCGTCAATCGTTAGCAACTCCATCCCGTTCATATCGCGGATCGAGTCGATAGATACAAGCGCCTTCAAATCGACAATGACGGTGCGCATCTGGCCGATCTTGAAACGCGCAATGCTGCCAAACATTTCCAGCGTTACAACGCCCTCCTCATGCTTCACGTAGTCCATCATTCGGCTCCTGTTTCAAGGCCAAGCTGTACACCAATTTCGAACCGCACGTATGCCACACACTCGCGCCCGCATTCCTTCGTATCGTCAATACGACTTTTGAATAACCACATAGCGCCCCCGCTGTTATAGGTTGCCCGCGTTGTCGATCGCGCCCGCGATTTTCGCGTTTGTATCGTCCTGCTTGTTGTTATCCTGATTACCGTCCTTCGATTCCGGTGCCGCCGGTGCGGTCAATAGCGCCGCCCTGAATCCCTTCGCCTTGAACCGCGTGAGCTGCGCCTTGTTCTTTGCGATCATCTCCAGCAAGGCCTCGTCGCTGTCAGTGTCCGTATTGTCTTTGCGCGCCACGCTTGCAATCGAGATGATACCGTCCTCCACCTTCTGCATGTCCAACTCGTATGCAAGTTTAGGATCATCATCAAACACAACTTCGCCAAAGTCGATATTGAACCGCGTCCCGTCCTCGGGCAACTTCACCGCGACGGCTTTCTGACCTTTCGCAAAATGCCAATTGCACACAAGCGCCGTACACACGTACACCTTGCGCTCCTGCTCTTCCATTGCCGCCGCGTCATCCATGCGCTGTTCAAGCTGTTCTGTCATCGCAATTTTCATTGCCTTGCCGGACAACTCTTTCGCGTCCTGCGCCAGCATGAAAGCCGGAATCCCTGCGCGCTGCGATGCCTGCTTTTCCTTGCTCTCCTTCAGGTCACGTATGACGATTGCGTTCGTGTCGCCTGAAACAAACTTACCATCAGGGGCAAGCGCATTTCCATCGCCCTGCATGACGTTGTTTGCCCCTAGCACCCTGCGCGGCCCGACTACCTCATTCTGCGAAAGCCCGAGATTCGTATGGATGAAGGCGTTCACCGCCGCGAATGTCGCGTCTGTGTTTTCGAGCAATTCCAGATAGTTCGTGTAGATGTTTGAGTCCACAAGATCGAAGTCCCCGCCGTCGTACACGTCCCCATCCTCCAATCGCAATAGCACGAACGGGATGAACCCGTAGGGATTCACCATCTCCGCGTTATCGCCAACGGCATGTTCTAGCCCGTCCACATCGCGCATGTAGTGTGATTCAGCGGTCCACACGTACACAACATCCTGTGTCACTCCGTCAATGTCAGCGGTCCCCGCGTATGTGACATTTACAAGCTCTCCGAGTTCATCCACTAGAACACGGAACGCGTCCGGCGTGTAATGATCGTATTCAAGCCGCGCAACCTTGCCGCGCATCCGCACAATCGGGCGCACAAGTACACAGCCGAACAGCTTCATTGCGCGCAGCCATTCCTTGCTCTTTGCATGAATCGCAGCGTACTCAATCGCTTCGTTGTACGCCTCATCCTCCGGTGCTTCTTTCTCACCCGGGCCCTTGATCCACCGTGTCGCCTGCACCTTGTACAGCATGGATGAGTTTTTAACCACACGCCGGACAAATGAATCGGTAGGTAGGATCGAACGCTGTAACGTCTGTTTCGAGAAATAGGGACAAGCGTAATCCGCAAGGAACGCCCTGCGATATACAACGTCCTGCGATGATCGCCCATAGTAGCACCGAAGCTTCAAACAATCCAGCAGCGAGTCGATCTCATCGTCCACCGATTGTATGTACTGACCATTGATGTACGATTGCCGCCCGTATCCCTCTTTCTCCAATGCCGCTTTCCATACGCGAGAAAGATCGGCTTTGATGTCCCCGAGGAATCGCAAGGGCTGAACCTTGTCCATGAGTTCCGGCCCGTCAATCGGGGAAAAATCAGTTTCGGATAGTCTGCGAGGATTCGTCATTGTTACCCCTTAACGTATTGGATGCGCCCTCGCACCGGATTTTCATAGTCGTTAAAGTAATCGACGGCGGCGCTCACATGGCCCCTGTCATCGTCGGATTCGTCAAGCTCCACACTGTTGGATTTCCACTGCATACGGTCCCAATCCTCAACAAGATGGAAACAATCACGAGGATGAACGAATTGCCGCCTGCGACCCGATGCGTCCTTTAGTTGTGCGTTTGTAGCACCGACCCTATCTCTCACGCTTCTACATTGTTTTATGCGCTTCTCGAACAGAGTATAGTTCGTGAAAGCCCGCTCTATGATTTCCCAATCGTAGTACGATGAATTGCTCCGCTTCTGCAGCCCGGCGAAGTCGCCGTAAAATATAATTGCGGGCGGCTTTGTCGGGAATGATCCTAGATACTGCTTCAACACCTCACACATAGATTCCGTATTAGTGTGCTTGTGTACAAGAGTTTTTATCCAAAACGTGTTTTCTCCGTCGCGTTGTCCTACAATCCACGACATCGGCTTGACCGTCGTATTAAAGTCGCAAGCAACGATTATAGGGCGGGACATGTCAAGCGCGACCTCCCTGTAATTCTCAATCGAAAAAGCATAGTACGCCCTGCTCCCGCCCGCCTCAAAATCCGCTTCATACTCGCGCCTGAAATCATCCTCCGCAAGAGTCCGCTTTGCCGCTGCGATCTGTTCCGGGGAAAGCACGTCGGCACTGGGCCATGTGTACGAGCGCCACAACGGGTCACCGTTCCCCTCGCGCCGGAAGTCATCGTAGAAATGGTTGCGCCCGATTGGACGGCCCTCAAGTATCGCCTGCCCGTTTGTATCGTTCAGGATCGGCTCAAGTGTTGCGGAGAGAAAATCCGCGTCAACCTCTTGGTACTCGGACACACAACATCCATCCCACCGGATGCCCTCGATGCGCTTGTACGCCTCTAGCCCAATCACATGCAGTTCTGACCCGCTCTTGTATCGGATCACAAGGTCTGTTTTGTTTGGCTCACCGTCCAGCATGTAACTAGGTGTCAGGTCCAGTACATCCCGCCAGAACAGTAGTTTCGCCTGTGTGCGCGTCGGAGCGCCGAGGAAATATCGCTTCCCCGCTTGCCCCATTGACATGAGAACAAACCAGCGTTTTGCACGTTCCGTTTTGTACGACCTACGGCCCGCTGCCACAACGTAGTATCGGTAGAGGCGCTTGAAAAACTCGTCCTTCAAACGCTGTTGTACGATGTGCGCGTTTACCACGTCGGGTAAGTCGAACCATCGGGCCGTAAGCTTACCGTCGTGTGTCAACTGTTCCCCTCCATCGCCCGCGTGAAAGCTACACCTACTGCGGTCCAATCTGTTTCTCCGCTCGTCATGGGCTGATCGCGCTGACCTAGCAACTGCTTCCCTAGCCATATACACATAGTCGCATTTCCAGACATTGCGAGCTTCCACTGCGCTCTGCGTAACGATGATTTCCCCTTCTCGATCCCCCTTTTATATATGTCAAGAAACTCTGGTTTTGATAGCAGAGTTTGACGTGATACGCCAACTACCGCCGCTATCTCCTCTTGCGTACATTGCACAAGAGCGAGATTGCCGACAAGCTCCCAGTCGATTACCGCGGGCGGGCGGCCTGTCTTTTTCTTCGGTATGTCCTGCGCTTTGCTCATTCTTGAATATGGAGCGCCGTGGTCGGTATCTCACCGCCTTCTCCCGCATGGGTAGCGGGCGCATCATTGTCAATGCTTACGGCGCGTTTAGGGTAAGGTTTTGAAAGTGGGGCGATACGGGCGCGCATTTCAGCGTCAAGCGGCATCAAATATTTATGCTTCCAGAGTACGTCCGATTTGGGGATGCCGCGCACGGTGCCATATTTAGCAAATGCGCTGCGCTTGTGTACTATCTTACCGGATATAATGACTCCCCGCTGGGGTTGCGATGTGCCGACGTACACCCACCCGCCTGCCTGATACACGCCGCCGTGATGCCCGTGCTGTTGGTGGTCAGCATATGATACAACTAGTCGGATCTGTGTATTCCGTGCCTTTAGCATACGGGTCGCTATGCTAATACACCGTGATACGGGCCAGACGTGGCTACGCAGCGCAACGCGCACAAGCTCACATATTTGGGTCTGGCCAAGCCCGTATTCATTACCGATGTGATTATTCGCACCGCGCCCGTATATAATCACGCCCCGAAACACCCCACCCTCATAAACTCCGATATGCTGCATTTTACCACAGGGCATCTTCCGCGAATAGTGCCAATGCTCAACGGCGAATTTTGCCGCCTTATAGCTGCACCAATCGAGCTTGAGTTCAGGGCGCAAACTCATGTCCACACTCCGGGCATTTCACTTTCGACTTTTCATCCAATCGGCCCTGATCCTCAATACCCACCGCCCCGAAGTCCGGCAATTCGTCTATTCCCCATTCGCGCAGTTCCGCATGGTCCCATTCGTTCGCCAGAACATCGAAGTCCCATTCCCCCGCGATGTTGGCATTTAGACGGATATTCAACTCATCGCATTCTTTCTGCGAGAGCTTGCGCGACGGGATGTAACAGTCGCACTCTTTTGCGCCCTGCTGTTTCAGCACCTGCCAACGCGCATGTCCACCGATCACCATGCCGTCAACATTCACAACGAGCGGTTCAGCTAGTCCGAATTTTCCGATGCTCTTTTCGAGATCGGCAAGACCTTTCTTTGTGAACGCTCGCGGGTTCTTCGGGTGCGCTTTCAGATCACCGATTGCGCGGGTTTCAATATGCCAGCCGATCTTCACTTTTTCGGCTTTTTCGGTTTCTTTTTGTTCATGTCC